AAGACTATTGGAAGACATGCTAGATTTTAGAAAGTTTATCTTAGATAATGGCATAGTCAATCTGGAAACCCTACGCAAGAACGGTAATAAGACAGGAAAGTCTACACGATTTTATGCAGAACATGAGGGAACATTTCAAGCAATTTTCGAAAAGCACGGAACTGATAATCTACTAGAAGCAGTATTACTCGAATTTGGTATGATATCAAAAAGAGACTGTTTGATGTGCAAATCACCTACCAATTTCTCAGAACGAAATAGAGACTATCTTCAGTGCTGTTCTAAGATGTGTCAATCAAAACTATCTAACACTACTAGGACTAAAACATATTTAAAAAAATATGGAGCCAGTCACCCTATGCGAAATGATGCAATAAAGGAGAAACAAATCAATACAAATCTAGAAAGACACGGTGTTGCAAATGTTTTTCAGAGTACCGAAACCAAAAACAAGATAAAAGAAACCAATCTTCACAAGTATGGTGTTGAGCATTCTTCGCAAAGAACAGATTTTATTGAAAAACTGAAAAGAACCAACAACGAAAGATACGGTGTAGATTTTCCTGCTCAATCTAAGAAGATCCAAGGAAAGATAAGCAACACTTTAATCGAGATATATGGCGCAAATACACACCAACCTATTGCTAATTATCAGGACCTGAATGCGGACTTCATCACAGAAACTCTCGTAAATGATTCTGGTCAATTGGAAATAGATACGGTATTGGAACATTTTCAGTGCAGCAGAAACTTTTGGGTAACTAAAATTCGACCACTAGTAGCTGGTAAAATAGCAATCAAGAAAGCAAGGGGTAATGAGCAGAATAAGATTGCCGATTACATTCGTGAATTATACAATGGGATAGTTATACAAGACGACAGAAAAGAACTGGGTGGTCTTGAATTAGATATATATGTACCAGATAAAAAGTTTGCTATAGAATATAACGGCACCTATTGGCACAGTTTCACCGTTGGTGACGATATAGATAAAAACAGACACGTACAAAAAACCCAAATGTGCGAAGAAAGAGATATACAACTATTTCATATATGGGAACATGATTGGAAAAATGAACAGAAAAAGGTCATTCTAAAGTCCATGATATCAAACAAGTTGGGAATAAATAGTAGACTGTATGCTAGAAATTGTGAAATAAGAGAAATTAACGATGTTAAAATATCAAGAGAGTTTTTGAATGAAAACCACATACAAGGTTATTCGAATTCAAAATTCAAAATTGGTTTATACCATAAGAATGAACTAATCAGTATTATGACATTTTCTAAGAAAAGGAAAAATATGGAATTAGTAAGATTTTGCTCTAAGTTAAATACTAATGTGGTTGGTGGATCATCTAGATTATTTAAATACTTTATAAGGAAATATAATTATGATAATGTCATATCATATAGTGATATTTCTTTTTTAGTGGTGGTATGTATGAAAAATTAGGATTTACACTAGATGGATCAACTCCTCCAAATTATTGGTGGGTTGTGGATTATACAAGAAAACATAGATTTAACTTCAATAAAAAAAATACTTAAAAAAATTAATTGGAGAAAATTTTGATAATAAAAAACAGAATCAGAAATAATGAATGGGTTGGGATATAATAAGATATGGGGATGTGGATTAAAAAGGTGGGTATTCCAAATCAAAAAATAAGCTTGGTAAAAAAAATTGTGAAACAATGGTGTTATATGGAAACAAATAGTTAGTTTAGAAGATGAAAAATATATAAACTTTAAATAAAATATACATAGAATTAGATATGAACACTTTAATTTTACAAGTTTGGGAAGAATCAACACCATTGGGTATATCACAAAATGGATGCTCCTTACACCTTTTCTATATTAGATAGAGATAAATTTATCAAATCTAAATATATGGGTCGTGATTTCTAAAAAATATACCAAAATCTTATGATAGAATAGTTGGTAACACATCTGATGTTTTTGGTTAGTGATGATTTATATAAATTAGTTTTCTGAGAGAAAATCAATAAGACTAATGAGATATGAACTAAATAATCTAATAGGAATGGAGGATATAATAAATGTTAGTTAATTTATTTTATATAACTTCTATCTTTTTTATAATTTCTAATTTATATTATATTTTTAATAGAAAATTATTGGATACTAGGTTCAAAAACAAAGAAGACTTATCCGGAATTCAGCTATTTTACTATTATACTAGATTTTTATATCTACCCTGGTTATTAATAGGTTTGTTTTCTGTATTTAAATTATATTTTATTCTATTGTTACTGGTTTCTTTGTTAAAATTCCCATTTTATCATATAAACAAAAAGACATATGTGTATTACATAATGGCTTTGCCTATTATTGATATAACACTATTACTTACTACTCTTTATGTTAAATTTCTTTAGGTGCAGTTCTGTTATTATTATGAACTCATAGCCCTTTTTATCACACCATTTTATCATAGTCTTCCACTTCTCACTATTTTTCTGAGCCATTCTGAATCTATATTCTAAATTTTTCAAACCTTTTGATGTTATTTTTTCTTGAACCTTGAATTCGCCCTTTTCAAATAGTATAACATCCTCATAATCCTTTTGTGGTTTAACCTCAACAACTACTTGTTTTAATACACCATTTATTCTCATCTCATAAAAGAAATCAGGATAATATGTGTGACTTTTTACACTAACATCTCCTCCTTTATAGTGTGTCATTTGATATGGTATTTTCATACATTCAGCTCCCCACTTTATTACCTCTTCTTTGTGGTCTAACCAAACCATTATATGTTTTTCCCAAGAACTCCTAAAATAAACACCTCCTTCTGTGTTTAATTTTAACACTTTATCTTTGTTTACTGGTACATAATTACCTTGGTTATATTTTCCGGGATTATTTGGCTTAGAATTTATCATATACTATATATACAAAAATTAATATTTCTATGTTTTTAATATATAATTAAAATATAATATTTTATGGGCGAATTATCAAGTAGAGTAAAATTATCATTATTAGTAAACGGAGATGGGATAGTTGAAAATTTTAAAAATAACACTTTATATTTTTATGATTTATACCAAAAGTCAACTGATGAATTTAAGAGCTCTTCTGTTTCTAGTATAACACCTGGTGGTTTTTATTTTTACATTACCTAGATGATTCTAATTGGATGAAATGGTCACCCGTATTTGTTGCTGATTTCAAAAAGTTTTCAAATAGGGTTGTTCTATTTTGTGTAAATTTTAACCTAATACCAATTGAGGTTAGGGTATTACTATTTGATAAGTTTATATCAGAAAAAGATTTCGAAGAAGATAGGCTATTAAAGGTCGACCTACAAGGCATCTATGATGAACTCAGAAGACTTGGGTTTGAGTATGCTATAATGGAGTATGATGCTAATAGAATAAAATTGGTGCATAAGGTTTCGTTAGATATTTTACCTAGATTTTTATATCACCAACATCCTAAGAACAAATATGATCCAAAGAAATTAATGGAGATATGGGAAACTAAAATAAAAACTAGAGAAAAGAGACACCAAGAGATGACAGTTGCTTTAATAAGTGACTTCTTTGATGTTAATTCGGAAATATTAGAAAAGTATGGTGTTTTAAAAAATCACATAAAAAGGTTACAGAATAATATAAATAAATATGGCTAATCGAGGATTTTTTAAAGGAAACCTCATAAATTAATATATACCACAAATAAATTAACAACAATACATGGCTTCATATAACCAATATTCACAATCTAACAGCACCGATTATGTTTTTCAAAACACCGCTGTTGAAAACAAGGGGTTATTTAGTAGGATTCTTAGGAACCTATCGAGCCATGGAATGAATTATGATGATATGGTTCTTAGGAACCAAGTTGGTGTTGGTATAAATGAGGATCCTTACTCATCAAAGGGAAATTCTATGTATGATTTTTTCTCACAAAGGGCAGTTGCTTCTGTCTTAAATAGAAAATCGATTCCTTATTTAGATAAATCATATGCAGATAAAAGGAGAATACTTAGGGAATACTCTATAAAGGATGAGATAAGAGATTTTGTATCATCTGTTTGTGATGAGGCAGTGGTTTATAATGATGATAGTGATTTTTGTTCACCAAGACCAATATCTAATGAGTACCCACAAGAAGTACAAGATAAATATCAAGAATATTTTGAGAAAATATATACTAAATTTGGATTTGCTGATACAATAACCGCTTGGAATATGATGAAAGATTTCTTAGTAGATGGCTATTTGGCAGTTGAGATAATATATGATGACAAGAAGAAGAATATAATAGCATTTAATAGATTGAGACCAGAAACTCTTGTTCCAGCCTATGAGGCACAAGTTGGTCACCTATGGATACAATATCCAGAAGATCCACAATTAAGAAGAATTTATTTAGATTCACAAATAATATTTTTATCATATTCTACACAAGATGATTATTCGGAAACATCATATGTCGAAGGATTAATAAAGCCCTATAATCAACTTAAAATATTAGAACAAACTAGAATTATGTTTAACGTGCTGAATGCACAAGTTTATCAAAAATTTACAGTTCCAATTAAAGGAATGTCAAGACAAAGGGCTGAAGAACAAATTGGTCAATTAATACACGATTATTCAGAAGAAATTGAGTGGGATGATACACTTGGCACATTGAGTATAAACGGACAAAAGCATTTACATTACAATAAACAAATATGGTTTCCAGAAGGAGAAGCCGGTACTCCAAATATGGAACTAGTTAAACAAGAGGGACATGATTTAAATGATGAAACTATGCTTTCTTGGTTCTTTAGATCACTCAAAAGAGCATCAAAGATTCCTATACAAAGATTTGAGTCTGATAATGGTGGTGGTAATTTATTTGGTGATGCTTCTGAGATGACAAGAGATGAGATAAAATTTCACAACTTCATAAGTAGACTAAGAGCTAATTTTAAAGAAATATTAGTAAAGCCATTGAAATTACAAATGCTAATTGAGTTCCCTGAGCTTAGAGATGATGATGTTTTTAATAATCAAGTAGATATAAATTTCTATACAAATCAAATATTTGAAGAGTGGAAAAAAATAAATAATTTATCTAAAAGAGCCGATGTTGTTTCAACATTACTAAGTGTTATGAAAACTGATGAAAAACCATACTTTCACATAGAATGGATTATGGATAATGTATTTAAATTAACACCAGAAGAAAAAGCAGAAAATGAAAGATATTGGGCAAGAGATAGTGGAAGTGGTCAACCAGAAGGACAAGAGATAGAAGGAATGGACGACACAGAAGGCAGTGGCGGATTTGATGAAGGCCCAGGTGGTGGAGTTGATGAAGGCCCGGCTGATAACGATGGAGGCGGTGGTTTTGATGGCCCGGCACCGGATGATGGAGCTAATGATTCAGAAGAATTTGAATTTTAATATATTTTAAATAATATAACGAATCAAGATATTGTTCTTATGTTATATTAGATTAATATTTTAATATATAATTCTATGAAATTATCTAGATATAAAGACTTTGATCGTAATTTAAAATTCTTATGTGAGAAATACCAAATAGAAAACTACACAATAAATAACGATGGATCAATTGATGTTAATGGTGATGTAGATATATCATTTAAGGACTTAGAAAGGATTCCAATAAATTTTAGAAACGTAACTGGTGAATTCCATTGTGATAATAACAAATTAACCACATTAGAAGGATCACC